GCAGCGCCGAGGTTGTTGTAACGCATGAAGTTGATCGTCAGACCGGGCTGAACGCCGAGTTCGGTCTTCTTGACGGCGAACTGCTCGAAACGCAGAATCGGCATGGACTGGAACAAGATTTCCTTGCTCCAGATGGTCTGGATGGCCGCACCGAGAGTGCTGTTGGCGCCCGAGTAGTTCGTCGGCGAACCCGACAGATTCGGGGTACCAGTGATCGCGCTAGGCATACTTGGATTTCCTTAGTTACGGGTACTCGACCGAATTACGAGTACAGTCCACGCTGGTTCTGGGCTGCCTGTCCGACGCCCAACTGGCCCCGAATCTTGGCGTACTCCGACATCGGCATGTCGCGGAGGTCAGAAAGGGAGTACGACTTAGTGCCCGGATCGGTGTCCATCGGTCCCGTGGTGGAATAGCCCGTGGGGCTCACACCACGCATGGAAGCACGCTGCTGAATAGCAGCCTGCTGAACCGATTCCAGAATAGCCTGGGTCTTCGCCTTGACTGTAGCGATGGAAGACTCGACCTCCTCCGGCGAATTACCGCCGACGAAGTCGAGAAGTTCGGGAGCGATCTCGTTGGTCTCTTCACCGACGCGACGCTGAATGTAGGACTGGAGGTTATTGAACTCCTGCTCCTTGGCGAACAGAGTGCGCTCCTGCTCGCGCTCACGCTCCATCTGCTCGAAGCGGGTGTTCCACTCCTGCTCCTTGACCGACAGGAGGTCCTTGACGGACAGGTCCTCCTCCGCCTGACGCTTCGCCTGGGCCTGAGCCTCCTGGCGCTTGCGCTCCTCCTCGGCCTGGGCCTCCTCGCGCGCCTTGCGCTGGGCCTCGATCTCGGAGAGGAACTGCTTGTTCTGGTCCTCGACGGTCTGAAGGCGCTTGTACAACTTGTCCTTCTCCTCCGACCGCGCCCGCTGGATGTCCTCGGCGGTGAAACGCGCCTCGGCCGGAGGGGTGGCAGGGGCCTCGACGACAGCGGCCGGGACGACGACAACGGGGTCGCCACCCTCGCCGGGCTGCGGAGCGCCGCCTGCGATGGCACGGATCGGACGGCCGTCCTTGCGGTACCCGAGAATCGCGTCGGCGGGCACCGAAATGCCCGAGGTATTAAGCGTCATGGGGACGAACTCCTAGTCGGTACTTTTGTCCGGGTCGCGGCGAAGCCCAGCACGCGGGCCATACGCCTGTGTCACGATTTCTGTAGTCATCTTCTGAACCTCGGACGCCGTGATGTTGCCGAGTTCGACACCACCGGGAAGCGTCACCGGATTCGGACCACCAGGCTGCGGGCCGACGGGATTCCCATCTGCATCAGTCTGGGGTGCAGGCGCCTCCGCCCCATCAGGCGGCATTCCCGTCAACTGGAGAATACTCGAATCGATCTGAGCCTTTAGCATTCGCAGAGCGCCCTGCTGCTTGGCGTCCTCGATCTGCTCCTCGAATATCTCCCGCACCTTCTCGTCCGGGAACTCCTCGCCCAAGTCGTGGAGGGCTCCGCGCATGGACTCAAGGCCCATCGACATCTTCGCCTGGATCTCGTTCAACTTGATGAGGGTGTCGACCGGGAGAGGGGCAGGCCATTCACACTCGGTGAAGTAGGCCATCGGGTCGAGAACGTCGACCATCGGCGGCTGGTCGTCCTTCATGATTCCCTCGGTGGAGGGGTCATAGAGCCGCGTCTCAGGCTCGAAGGTGAACAGCGTCTTGAGGATGAGTTCGTTGACCTTCTGGAGGCCGACGGAGTACTGCATCTTCTTCTGGTCGTAGCGGGACATCATCGGCCGGTACATGATTGCCAAGGCCACGCCCGACGTATTCGAAGCGGGCTGCATCTGACCGAGCGCCGTTTCCGGAACGCCCGTGATCTCGTGCATGGAGCGCTTGATCATCTCCAGGTACTGAAGCGGTCCAGCAAGATCGACGCCATTCTCCAGGTTATACACTTGGGCTTCCTTGGGAAGGCCGCCCCACACCTTGCGTGGGCCCTTCTCCAAGTTCGATGCTTTCGCGCCGGAAATGATTGTCACCGGGGCTGCGTGGTAATTGATGATGTCGCTGATATCCGTCGCCTTCTCGTTGTACTCACGGTTCAGCGAGATGATGTCGGCGATGTCCGACAGACCCCACGGAGAACCCGAGACCTGAGCATTGGCGATGTGCACGACCGGAATGGTCCCGAGAGGGTTCGGCCGGGAGTCGATCAACTCGTCATTCAGATACTCCTCGATCGAGTCGTCCGTCAGGACCTCGACATAGGTGTACACCGAACGCGTCCCGTCTTCACCCGTCGCCCAAAAGCGATACTTGAGTTTGAAGCGGATCAGACGGTCCCGGTCGTGGGGGTGCCACTCCGGGAAGCAGAAGGAAGCGTTCAGGGGAAGGATGCGTACGCGGCCTGCGTGTGGTTGTCCCGTGCTGTCTTCGAATCCAGGCTCGTATGCGACCTTCACGAAGGAGTCACCCGAGATGCCGCCCTGCTGGCCCATCTCCCAGAGCAACTGCTCCTTGCGGTTGTCGACCTCCCAGGCCCTCTTCAAGAGGCCGGGAATGATGTGCTCGTACTGCTTCACGCTCTTGAAGTGGACACCGCGTCCGAACGTGAAATTGTTGATGTAGTCGGCGAACGCTTTCACGTAGTTGAACGTGATCTGCGCCTCGCCCGCTTCTCTCCGGTAGCCCCAGTGATGGCCCAGGTAGTATGCAAAGTTCTGGCTGTACCGGTTCAAGCGAGGCCCGTGCACCTCAAACTCCTCGTCGGCCAGTTCGACAAGGCCGAGAGGAGAGATCGACACCGTAAGGTCCGACCCCGAAGCCCGCATGCTGGGGCTCGCGAATGAGATTGCACCGCTCATGGGTAAACGACTCCGACTTTAGATCTCGACGACGCGCGTGGGCGCGAGGGAACGTGCAGACTTCTTCGCCGCGCGGCGGCTCTCGAAAGGCTCCTCACCGCGCTGCACGACATTGCCGTTCGGCAGAACCTCGTGCAGGAAGTACTGGCGGCTCTTAGAGCCGTCCTCGGTCTCTACGGGAATGCCCCGCACCAGATAGCGTTCGTCGATCAGGTGCTTCCCAACGGTGTCCCCCTTTGACAGGGGCAGCTTGGGAAGCACCTCATCGACGGACGCCTTCGGTGCCCTGCGGCGGTCATGGAACGCAACCATGGATCAGTCGTCCACTACCGCCGGGGAAAGCCGCTCGTAGCGGCTGCCGTTACGCACGACCTCCTCGTAGGAGACGGCCGCGTAGTCGGAGAACGAACCGTGCGAGAACTCACCGAGGTAGGTCGGAGCCTCGACCCACGCGGCAGAGCCGACGTGAACCCGCTCGGCCATGGTCTCCTGTGGGAACTTTTCGTACACGTTCGCGTTGTGATTCGGCCGACCGGGCGCCGTGAGGTAGCCCTGCATGACGCCCTTGGTGAACTCGTTCGGGACGTCCGTGTCGGTGGCTACGCCCTCCTCAAATCGAAGAGGACCGCGCCGCGCGCCGTTGTCGGCGAACTTGCGCTCATAGACGGTGCCGACGCGCTCCTGGAACTGCGGGTCGGGTGCGAGATTTCCTGCCATTCCGTAATCCTCTTCCGATAGCGAAGGAACGCTTCAAGCGTAGGAGGATTACGGACGGCATTGTTAATACCGCTAAGAGAGACCGGCCCAGACGGTTCCGTTCGCCACGTTGGTAATGCTGTTCAGCGTGAGCGCTCCGGGAAGTGAGGAAAGGGAAGATCCGTAGGCACCGAATCGGTAGGTAGCGGCCGTGAGATTCACGTTGGCCATTCCGAGGATCGCGTTGGTACCCCGGGCCACCGTCGGCATGGTCGTACCGGCCGACACCAGGAAGGCGACCCAGTACCAGCCCGGGGACAGGGAGTGCGAGATTCCCATCGGCGCCGACTTCACTCCGGTCGACTGCATGGCTGTCGACTGGTCCAGGCTCTGGTCGATCAGCACGCCGGAGGAGTTGTACAGGCCGACGTAGCAGCCGGACAGTCCCGAGCCGACGTTCGTGACGGCGTACCAGAAGTTCGCTGCGGTCTTGGTGGTGCGGATGAACACCTTGGACAGTGCCAGCGCCCCGGACGACAGGGCGACACCGGACGGGCTGGCCGTGGCCGGGTCATGCGTCCAGGTCACCATGCCGTGGTCGGCAGGCACGGCGAAGTTGGCGTTGGACAGGTCCAGCGCGGCGACGTCCGCAGCGTTCAGGGTGATGCTCGAACCGCTCTTGCCGTTGACCGTGGTCGGGTTGCCCTGCGGGCCCTGTGCACCCGTGTCTCCCTTGGGCCCCTGCGGACCGGGAACGGTGGAGTCTGCGCCAGCCGGACCGGCCGGACCTTGTGGGCCGGGCACTGTGGAGTCAGCACCTGCTGTGCCAGCCGGACCCTGCGGGCCGGGGACCGTTGAGTCGGCGCCAGCGGGGCCGGGGACGCCCTGGAGGCCCTGCGCACCGACGAGGGAGGCGAGCCACTGAGCCTGGGTGCCGGAGAATCCGTTGTCGACGGCCACCTGGTAGGCGCTCTTGCCCGGGTCACCCGGGGGGCCTGCTGCGGCCTGGGGGATGTTGATGGTGCCCATGGAGGATGGCACCTCGACCAGGGCGGCCAGTGACACGGACGGCACGGTGTATGGCAGGGCGACGCTGTACGGGACAACGGTCTGCCCGCCCACGACACCCGAGACCTTGTACGTGAAGTTCTTCGGGGACAGCACCGTGTTGTCGGTGGCGATCAGGGGCTCGGAGATCGCGCCGTTGACCAACTCGACGGTCTTGCGTCGCAGTCGGATCGTCAGGCCCGAGGCCGGGTCGACGAGGCTGGCTATGGAGGGGTCGAAGATGAACCGCCCCGTGGCGGGCTTGCCTCGGTCGTCGAGGAAGGTGCCGGTCACCGTGACCGTCTTGACGCTGTCCGGGAGGGTGGGCGCCGGGGCGTCCCCGGTATTAAGCGTGCTGCCCCAGTTCTCGTTCTGGACCGTGAATCCTGGGATGTTCCATGCGTCGTTCAAGACGTTTCCTTAGCGCTGGAAGGGCGAATTGGAGACTTCGACCTCGGGCATTGTGTAGTCCTTGGTGAGGACGCAAGCGAGTGCCAGAGAGTCCGCGTAGTCGTCGTGTGCGTCAGCCGCGCGGGGGGCTTCTGCGAGGACATACGGGCCTTCGAATTTCTTCTCCAAGTCTTCCATCTGCTGACGGAAACGCTTGTAACTCTTGAGGCGCCGGGTGTAAGCGTGAGCGGGCCAGGAGATGTGTCCCCGGTCCATCAGTTCCATGAGGT